GAACTCTCGAGCCATTGTGTGCCGGACATGCCCCCAGCTAGGTAGAAGCGGGAGGCCGTAGACCTCATGCCTCACCGCGCGGACTAGCCCCCAGCAGTCAAGCCGTGGGATGCCGGCCACCACCTCACCCCGCCCGCCGTCCAGGTAGGCGGCAGAGAAATAGTCATTCAGGGTCATATCAGACGTACCGTAGGCCGGGTGCGAAGTCCAAGGTGTATTTACGGCGGGGCCAAGCAAGGTTGAGCAGGTCGTAGTAGCCGGCAGAGAGCTGAACTGTTGTTCCCTGCATGTACCCACCCAGGACCGTCATTCGGTAGGGTTTTTCAGCTGGATAGGTAAGGTCATTGGATAGATATACCCTGAACACCAGCGTTATCTTTTGCCGTGCATCCAAGGCTTTATCGATCAACTGTTGAGCATCGCCGGTGACGTTATCAATCGCGAAATTGAGCGATTGATCCCCGCTGTTATCCCTCTTGGGCAGGGAGACATCCATCCCGCACGCTAGATAGGTGACAACATCACCATTCTCCGTGGTAGCGGTAAGGTCCTCGTAATCCTTGCAGAGATATATAGGATTGTCCCAGGCTGGGCAGGATAGCTCCAAAGTGGCAATTGCCACCTCAGAGCCACCTGATGCATAAAACCTCTCCAAAACCGTCATCGTCCCACCCTTCTAAGGCCGTAGTAATTTTCTATTGCCTTGGCCGCAGCGCCGCCCTGCTTGATGTTGGCAACGAACACATCCATGCTCATGCCTCCGCTTGGCTGAGTGACCTGCTGAACCTGTCCAGCCTTGCTGGCGTCCTCATGAAGGTTTACAACGACCCCACCGCTTCCAGATGAGCCTGAAGAGGCTCCAGCCAGCCCTGCGCTACCATTCGGGGCATAGCCTTTACGCAGCGCCTCGACGGTTGCCACACCACCCGCGCGGGCAATGTCAGCCTGCGACCAGACCACCTCGCCTTTGTGGACGATACCGGCAGGATCGTACTTACCGCCCGGACCGGTATAGCCACCCTCTGCGAACCCACCTGTAGCCGCCCCTGCAATCGCCGAGGAAGCCGCTGCAATCGCTGCCGCTGCAAATGGTGCCGTAGCCGCTGCTGCTGTGGCCGCTGCTGCTGGAGCCAATGCAGGACCAACGATAGGAATAGCCGCGGTAGAAGCGAAGGCGTTCAATGCGGCCAAGTTAACCTCAGCTGTAGACTGGCCTGTCACAGCAGCGGCATAGCCTGCCCCTGCCGTAGCGCCCAGCGCAGCCTTGGCGGTCTGCACGGTTGTGAGTCCTGCAACCTCCAGCGCGGCGTTGATGGCATACCGAGCACCCATCTCAATCAGCGAGTTGACCACCTGCGTGAGGATCGTCTCACCTAGGCTTGCCATCGCATCGCTCAGGTCCTTGGTGTGGGTGATTGCATCGGTCAGGCTGTCAGCAATACCTGTCGTCAGGTTCTCAAGCGTTCCGCCTACGAAGTTCTGCGTCTGATCCGCGATGTTCTGGGCTTGCTCGCTGTACTCGCTTATTGCACGTTGAGCGCCTACCGCCGCATTGCCGTTCAGTTCATCCAGCGCGGAGTAATACTCCTGCTGCATACGCAGGCGTTCATCCAGATTTTCCTTTAGCGCTCTAGTCGTATCGCTATAACTTTCATCCGAAGGATTCAGCCTAGATAACTGCCGCTGGTACTCATTCCTGATCTTTTGCTCGGCCTGGAGTCTCTGCCGTGCTTCAGCGCTGAGGGTTGAACCTGCCAGCTGGTTTTCGTACCCCTCACGCTCCTCTTGCCTACCTGAGGCCAGGGAGGACTGTAGGGATTGAAGCTTGCTAATCTGCTCCCGCTGTTTTTTCTCTGCCTCAAGCGCTACGTTTTTCTCAAGCTGTGCCCTGATTTGCAGCTCATTAGCAGCTAGGCTTTTTTGATCAGCCGTAAGAATGCTTTTAGCCTTTATATCGGCTATCTGCTGATTGAACTGTGCTAGAGCTTTCTCAGAAGACGTTAGCTTGTCAGTAGTAGTCAGTTGCTCTCGCAGCACAGCCTCTTGCTGGCTGAGCGACTGAAGCATGCGAGTGGCAGCATCGTCCTGATAGGCTGCGGGCTTGCGAGTCTTTGGTGCTGATTTTTCAAAGTCTTCCTCAATCTTTTTGCGGGATACTTCGTACTCGCGATTGATTCGACCAATATCTACATCTTTGCCGCCTAGAGCTTGGCGCCTTGCGATATCTATCTTCTCAAGCTCTAGCTTTTTCTTAGCTTCTCTATCGAGTCCGGCCAGATACCTTTTGTGTAGCTCATTACTTCCGGCTATAGACTCCTGCTCTGCTCGGGCAGACTTTTCGCTAGCCTCAGACGCTGACTTTTGCGTATCTCGCTCTTGCTGAAGAAGGCGAAGCCTTGTCTGCATTTCAGCAATTTGGGCTGGAGGCGTATATGCGCCTTGTCCTGCAGCTTGGTCTTTATAGCTTTTTGCGCTGGAATTTTGAGCAGCCTCTATATCCTTTCTAAGGGAGGATATTTTGTCATCAATAGTCTGCTCCCGCCCAATATCAAACATGGCGTCATAAGCAGCTTTAGCTTTGGATTTAATGGAATCCCAAGCTGCCTCAATATAGCCAAGGTTCTGCTTGATAGCATTGGAGCGAACTTGAAGGGCGCTGGCGTAAGTCTCTTCGGCAAGGTTTGCAGCCCCTACCTTGTCGCCCTGTTCCTCTAGTGCTCTGATCTGCTCATAAACAGAAGCAGTTAGGTAATGGTACTGCTCATTTAGTGCCGCCGATGCTTTGGCCGGATCTTCAGCCAGCTTCTGGAACTGGGCAACCGTATCCTCTACAGCCTGCCCGGTAGCGCTCTCAAACGCCACCGCAGCGATAGCGATGTTCTTGAACTGGTCGCTGGCAATCCTGCCGGTCGCAACGATCTGCGTCAGTGCATCCGCAGCTGCCCCGGTGGTTCCGGTTACCGAGCTGACCTGCTTGGCAAGGTTCGCCATGCTGTCGGCGGTCTGGCCCGACTGGTTGCCGGTAACAATCAGGGCACGTTGGAAGGCTGATCCCTCATCACTGCCCTGCTTATAAGCTACGGCAAGCGCGGCGGCGGCAGCGGCGGCAACAGTAAAGGGGTTGATCAAGCCCGCAACATATCCACCCAACGCACGCGCCGCAGGAGCAATCCCGCCGAACATGTCCTTCAGCTGTCCGCCCTGCTGAAGCAGTACTGTCAGAGGACTTTGCCCGCCCTGAAGGGAGACGGCAATATCAGTGAACTGAGCCGGCACGCCTCTAAGCGCAGCAGCTGTCTGCTTGGCTGATATTTCAGTCTGTTTTAATGCAGCATTAGCCTGATTTAGCGACTGATTAGCCGCCCTAACCTTTTGCGTGGTCTGGTCAGAAGCGGTGCCTATGCTTTTGACTTCCGCCTCAGCCTTGGAGCCAGCTTGAGTGAACCGCTGTAGGCTTTCCGTGCCCTTATCTACTTCGCTTGAGTCAACCCTTAGGCCAAGGGAAGCAATATCATTTGCCATGGCTATTTCTCTTGGTGAATGGCTTCAAGCGCGGCGCTCTCCATCACGCGTACTGCGTCGAAGACTTCGCCATGGTCTGCTTCAGGAATGGATAGATACCGCATGACAACCGGGATCTCGCTGTACACAAGTCCGGTAGGGCCTCCGGGACCACAACGCCATTGCGTCATCATGGCCTCGAAGACTTGGAAGGCCTGCATGTTCTCAGGCCACAACGGGTAATCGATGCTGCCCAGGAGGTCAGGGGTAAGCCCGAACGCCGCTAGATCAGAAGCCTTTGGCTGCTTCCGATACAGCGCCCGAGCAGCGCCGATCAGTTTAAACGCTTGGCCTGGTACAGCTCTTCAAGGTACTTGACATAGATTGCCGAGCCCGCCCCGATGTAGTTGTTCAGTAGACGCCCAATGTTCTCGTCGTTGAACTCATCGTCCAGTTCCCAGCCATCCGCGATGGATTTCACCAGCGTAGTGTCGTCCATATCCTTGTTGGTGCTCAGGAAGTCTTCCAGTTCCGTCTTGGAGCGATGCTTGAACGTGAACTTCACGTCTGCCTTGGAGCCGCCAGGAACAGGGATAGCAACCAGCGCATCGAAGGTCGGGTTGGGATCAAGCTTGAAAACTACCTTACTCATTCATCACCTCAGCGAGCGTACCGGACAACTTCGCCGGCCAGGGCAAAGGATGCAGTTACAGTGCGGCCAGTGTTGATATCACCGACAGGGTTGTTGTTGAAGCCGACGTACACCGGATAGATGTTGGTGGAGCCGTCGCTGTTATTGAAGCGAACCACACGAATCAAACCGTCTTGGTCAGCTTGTTCTAGATACTGGTAGAACGGCAGGGTCGGGTCATCCAGAATGGTCAGCGTGAAGCTCATCGCCGACTTGAACGTTGGGATCTGCTTCTGAACCTTGGATTCAAGGAACTGGTACTGGTAGTAGTTCTGATCGCCACCAGTAAAGGCCAGGGCTGTGATCTGGCTGATACGCACCCACTCGGAGACCTGACGGGCAGTACCAACACCAGCACCGGCTGGATAACGCATGGTATCTACAGTATTCATGCCGGCAACGGTAAATCCTGTAGCGCTCGCATCGTCTACACGGAAGGCGCGGTCGTTGGCGTATTCCCAGCCAGTACCGAGCAGAACAACGTCACCGTTAGCGAAGTCATTGGCAGCTGTCGCAACAGCCGGGTTTGCGTTGGTCAGGGCTGTGATAGTCGCTTCATCGGCAAAGGCTGCCGAGAAATCCACTGTCAGGCCATTGATCAGTGTAACGCTCATGTAATAGTCCTCTCTGCCGTTGGCAGTTTTCAGTCAATAAAAAACCCGCACTAGGCGGGTCTTGGCTTGCCCAACGGGCGAATTCAGATGGTGTCGGCGCGATAGGTCAGGCTGACCGGGATGGTGAAGTCAGTGTCACCCTGGATCTCCCGGGATACGGCCATAGGGGTGATGATCTGGACGATAAAGGCCCCTTTGCTTAAGCGGTCGTTGAGCGGATACAGAGCGGCAAGCTCATCCGCCAAGGCTTCCCCTGCCCCGGCTCCCTTCCCAGCCGGCGTCACAACGCTGACCTGGAAGATGCCGGTGTATTCCCGATGATCCCCGGCGAGCGTCAGGCTGTCGGTCAATGCGGGAAGCGTGGCAGTCGTTAAGTAGGTCTCAGCGTCACCCGGATCGAAGCTCACGTTCTGGTACGCCACTCGGAGATTCTTAGTCTTGGCCCATGCAGCTAGGCGTGCTTCCAGCAGTGATCGAATAATGCGATGCGACATGCGTTATTCCTATAAAATAGTAATGTGCAGCTAGGGTAGCTCCCGAAAAGCCGCTTCATCCCCGGCCTGCTGCATCACATCGGGATGTCTACTCTGTGATGGAGAGTAATCATGCAAGAAGTCTGGAAGCCGGTTTCTGGCTTTGAATCTTTATATGAAGTTTCAAACCTAGGCCGCGTTCGTTCTCTCGATAGGCTGTGCCAGCACAAAGATGGTAACGCTACCCGGCGCGCTGGTCGCATCCTTAAGCCGGGGCTTAGGGCTGGATATCCATTCGTACAGCTTTGCGATAATGAATCCAAGAGACAGGCACATGTTCACCGCCTAGTCGCTGATGCTTTTTGTGTTAAACCTGAAGGCTGCAATGTTGTGAACCACCTGGACGGCACTCGAACAAACAATGAGGCCACAAACCTTGAGTGGACAACTAATAAAGGTAATGCCAAGCACGCTTATGAAACTGGTTTAAACAGAATTCGCATTGGCGAGATTAAAAACGTCTCAAAGTTAAAGTTAGAGCAGGTCAGATCTATCAGGGCGCGCCTCATATCGGGTGAGTCATGCACTGATCTAGCCAACGAATTCCGCGTTGGCGTTATGACCATTTCAGATATACGCCGCGGCGCGAGATGGAACACTCCAGAAGATGTCCACCTCATCATTCAGTGCAAAGATTCTAAGGCTTATACCTCTAAAGGCCAGAAGCACCCGATGTCAAAGCTATCGGAAGATGATGTCAAAGCCATCATTAAAAGACTTTGGAGCCGGGAGCCCCAAAAAACTGTTGCTAAAGACTATGCAGTGAGCGCGGTCGTTATATCTAAAATCAACCTCGGAGAACTCTGGGGTCACATACGAGTTTGTGAGTGTGGTGAGCCACCATATTTCCTATTAAGGAACCGAAGGAAAATTCCTAAACCTGATTCCTTAGAACTGCCTCTCTGACAATCTGCTGAAACTTAGCTACGGTCACTCTTATCATTCCGCTAGGAGCTTTTTGAGAGTGGCCATATTCGAGAGGGATGCTGTAAGGCAGCGCAGAAACGATCCAAGCCACTTGTCCTGGCTCAAGCTTATTGGCTTCAGCGACTAGGGCAGCGATTGTCTCAGTACCCTCTTTATCGTATCGCTCGGGACTTACTGTGCTAGGGGCCCCTATCGTAAGAACCCATGATCCTTTCGCACGACCAGTATCTACTGGCGTTATATTGATAATGGTTTCACCAATCTGAATCACTACATCCTTAAAGGTTTGCTCAATAGCGGCCAAAGCCTCTAGCTGGAACTGCTCAAGCTGAGCGGTAAAACTGCCATTCTTGTCGCCGTATCGGGCGGTCATATGTGAGCCACGCGGCATAGCTATTCCCTCGCTTGAACTTCAAAGCCAACGGCTAGACCTGCATAGTTCCAGGGCTTTACGTTAACGACCGCATACTTCATTTGATCGAAGAGGATGCTATCCCCCTGGCCCGGCTTAGGCATGTCCATCCCATTAAGCAGGACCGGTGAGACAAGAAACTTAACGTCATCTTGTTGAATGGTAGTGCCGTTAATATCGGCTTGATCAAACGTATCTCGGAAGGCTGAGCCCCTGAACTCTTCAACCGTCTCGCCTGCCGTTCCGGTCTCAGGGTCGTACTCGCCAGAGGTTACGCGACGCAAGGTCATTTCCAGCCCTTTACCACCCTTGCTACGGGGCGCGAGCATACGAGCCGCTGAGGCTTTGGCCCGATCATAGATATCAGTCATTTCCATCTCACCCGGTAAGAGACGTTGCAGCGGCAGCGGGCTAGCTGATCCCAGCCGGCACCCAAGGTTGAATCCCCTGGATACATAAGCAATGCACCTGTAGGGGCACGAAACGGCTGATTGAATAAGACTCGCTGCCCTTCCATCATTCGATGATCGTGGCGGACCTTTAGGTCATTTTTAGATTTCCAGATCTTCTCTATGCTAACGGGCGCTGTCGGCTGACTGGCCAACTGTTGATAGAGTTGATTCCATCCTGCGTTATAGGCCTCATGGGCTTTGGCTTGGGCTAGCATTTCTGCCCTGGCCTTCAGCTTGCGGTCTGCATAGGCGCTGGTTATTCGCGTAGCGTCTGCCTTGCTAACAGGCTTTCCCGCCTCGATTGCGCTTTGAACAATACCGTCCAAACGCTTATCTCGGTCGATTCGCTTAAGGTACTGCTTCATTTGGGCCGGATCGCCACTCAACAGCTGATCCATTGCATTGGCTACAGCCTGAGCATCATTTCCCGTTAGGCCCACTACGCCACCGGAACGATTGCCGGTCTGCGGACTTACCCTGCCAACGATATCCAATGCCGTTTCGCGAGCTGATTGGCCGCGACTCGTACCAGCAGCCATCATGGCTCTAATCGCATTACCCTGGCCTTCCTGGACCTCTTCCCGCAGGGTCTCGGATGCTTCTTTAAGCCAAGCCTGTGCCTCATCGCTTTGAATATCGAATTCAACCGGCTTACCACTAGGCGCGCGAACCTTTTCTGACTGACCACCCGCCATATAGGCCGCTCGAATGCCTTCAAGAAGCGAAGCAAACAAGCCAAGACCTAATAACGCTTCGAGACCCTGACTGTTCTGCTCGGCAATTAGGCGCTCAACTTCAACAATCGTAGCGGCATCCACCACTGAGCGGATCTGATCCAGATAGGCCCGCTGCAGTCGTGGCTCTAGGTCTTCGATGTTGCGCAGGATCTCGGCTTCAGTCATACCACCATGACCCCCGGCAATTCATAGCGAGCCACCAGTACCGGGGCGATGATCTCATCGATGACGGTAAGCACTGGGCGCACAGAGTCAGCCGTAACCGACTCAGAGGGAACTGCATATTCCGTATCTATAGGCCCGACCTTTTCCCGCTTGATTGCGGTTGATGCTACGAAGTCAGGGCTTAGGCTGCCCGGGCTGGCCAGCTCTCGCCATGCCGCCTCTGCCACAGCTGCCAGAATTTCTTGAGGGACTTCATCGGAAGGAATGGCATTACCCTCATAGTCAACGGCGCCCGTTCTAGGCCAGGCACGCTCTTGACTACGCCCGCCCGTCTTTACGCCTGGGAACATGGATTCATACCGTCCTGATGGGAAGCGCTTAACGTAGCGGCCGTCTACATAAACCGATGCCCTAAGCAACGCTGCTTCCTTGGCTGCATCATCACCTGACCATGCATAGCCGCGCGCTTCGTTATAGGCATTGGCCTGTTCAAGCGTTCCATAGTACTGAGGCATCGGTCTATCTCGAATAAGTGGGCGGCGAACCGCCCGAAGGGATTACTGGCCTTGCTTGGCCTTAGCTTCTTCCAGCTTCTCGCGCAGGGTTTCAACCTTGCTGCGGCTAGTGGCTTCGATGCCGTAGCCCTTGAGCTCAGCAATCAGCGCTTCCTTTTCGTTCTCTTCGGCAGAAGCCGGGGACTCACCTTCACCAACCACAAGGACCTTCTGATCCAGGTAATGCTTGATGCTGGGACGATCCTTCAGCTTGTCCCACTCCTTGACCTCCGCGGTTTGGCCGGGGGCGATACGAATACCGCCCGGGATGCCGATAGGCGTACGCTTGCCGGTATTGGTTACCTGTGCCATGTGGCCTCCTTAGATGCCGTCGGTGTAGCTGAAGAGCATCGGCTGGCGAACGTCTACACCGCCCAGGCGGAAGATGCCGGGCACCTCGTAGCGGATCGGGCCGGCCTGATAGACAGGCAGGAAACGATGCGGCATCGGAATGTGGATCTTCACCCCCGACGGGTCACGACGGTAGGCAACCATCCGAGCGGTACCACCTGCGCCAGCAGTGTCCAGGCCGCGAACGGCACGGATGGTCAGAGCCTGACCGGTAGCCGCAGTGTAGGCGTTGTTGCGGGTGATCCAGCTGAACAGCGTCTCGGTAGCCAAGTCGCTGACCATGCGGGTAGTCAACAACAGCCAACGGTTGTACGGCAGCAGCAGCGTGTCGGCCATAGCCGTATTCAGCGTGGCGTTGTACTGACCGATCAGCTCGGCGTTGATGTCAGCCAGGATCTGAGCCGGGGTAGCCGTGTCCCAGTTGCCAGTGACTGCGGTGCCAGCGGTTACGGTCGGGGCATTGATCAGGCCATAGAAGCCTTTGGAGGAATCGCCGTAGATGGCAACACGGTCGACCATCTCCTCGTACGCACGACGAGCCGCCTGAGCATCCATGTTCGGCAGGTTCATGCCGAGCATTTGCGCCTGGCTGATCTCTTCGAGACCGTAGCCGTAACCGATACCAGCTGTGTATACAGCGGTCTCGTTCTTGGCCATTTCGGTGCCGGCCATGGGAATATCATCGGCGTTGCCGTTGATCCAGTCAGCCTTGCCGTACTTGTCAGCTGAGTAGTAAGTGACGGTCTTCGCCCAGGGATTGGCCGAGGTATCAACCGGTACCAGCTGCGGGTACTGAATGTCCGGGTAAACGATCTCGTTCACCTGGCGTTCGATATAGGAAGTCTGCGACGTCACGAAGCCAAGTGCGGCCTGAGCGTCCAGAAGCTTGAATGCGGACATGAATAACTCCTTAGCCTGCGGCTACAGTGGAAACGACGCCGAGACGGCACTCGACTACCTGACCGGCAGCGGTTGCGCTTGTGTCATAGCGGGAATTGGCGATGGTCACGCCGTTGATTGCGACCGGATCACCAACCGCTACGGCACCGGTTGAAATCAGGAAGAACGTGCCTTCGGTCATCAGGCGTGCCGACTCGTACTGGCTGTAACCACTACCGGTCAGAACGGAACGGTCCAGCAACGTAATGCCGACCAGATCGTCACCCGTCTTCGCGATACCCTTGTCGGTGGCGCCCTGGAAGGCCGGAACACCGAAGCCGATGCCGTCAGCGTCTTCTACATTGCGCGAGATGATGGTCTTCGGGACCATGTTAACGATTGCGCCCGGTACGCCTGCACGCAGAGTGGCTGCATATGAATTTTGGATAGCCATTACTTAGCACCTCCCGTCTTCCAGGCGTTTTGAAGGCGTTCTTCGTAGCTGGCCTGGCCGTTGTCGTTGATGTTTTGAGGCTTGCTATCGCGCCCCTGGAAATGATTCCGGACCGGGTCCTGGTTCTTGGCGGCGTCTTCAAGCAGAAGATCGAAGCGAGCCTGGATGTAGGCTTCAGGCTTTCCTGCGATAGCGGCATCACCAAACTTGGCTACCACAACAGCTTTGCGGATCTCGGCGTCAGATTTGCCGGAGTAGTCAGCATCGGCGATGGTCTTGGCGGTGGCGATCAGGTCAGCACGCTCTTTCACACGAGCATCGATCTGGGCATCGCTCAGCACCTTGGCTTTGGCATCATCCAGAGCAGCCTGCAGCTTGGTCAGCTGGTCGTCTTTGGCAGCCAGAGCCACGGCATGAGAATCAGCCAGCTTTTGAGTATTGGTCGCGGCATCGCTGAGCTGCTTGGTCAGCTTCTCGATTGCCTGAGCGCCCTGGTCAGTGGTTTGAACGGACAGGCCATCTACAATGACCGTGCGCAGTTGATCAGCCATGTCATGGCCTCCTTCGTGGTTAAGTAAGGGTGAAGCACCCCAATGGTTCGCACTGTCGCCAATGCGGAGTTGGTCGCCACCGCGAGCGCGGGGCACGATTGCTAAGTGATTGATGCGGATACCGCCGTCCATAACGGCTTGGTAAAGCGTTCCGTCTGGGGCCACACCGTCTTCGAACTTGATGCTGGATTCGTAGCCCATCGATATTTCGCGGGCTACGTTCTCTTGAACGGTCTTGATTGCCGCGGCATCCATCAGGACGATAGGCACTCGGACAAACTCTCCATCACGCATGATCTCTGAGCCGACACTGCCAGCCGCGTGATCCTTCCAGTTCTCAGCAGTTACCGGAACGCTAGGATGGTTAATCGTTACTGGCTTGCCGGCGAAGGTGGAAAGACTGTCCTTGTTAAAGACGGATGACTCAGGCCGGTAGACCGTCACTGTCCCCGGCCCATCAAGCCCTAGTTCGCTACGAAGGTATGTCTGGCATCCTGTTCTAGCGCATCTAACAGAAGCGGTCATGTACCCGTCTGAAGTGATCCTAGGGGCACCATCCAGAAGCACCGAATCAGTGAACTTCATTTTCTGCACCCATAAAAAAGGCCGCTCAATGGCGGCCTGTTGATTAATTCTGTATGAGGTAATTAAACGATCAGCCTTCTCTCATCCAGGCGCGTAAGGCTTCAGGGTCTTCTGCATGCCCGGCTGCTAGCTTTCTATTCGTCCACTCTGTGGGGTCTTGTTCCTGTATGTACTTGAGCTCCGACTCGCTGAACTCAACGCACAGCCACTGATCTTCCGCGCTGTACCAGACGTCACCGATCTTGACTCTCATCTTCTACCTCTTCGTCGGGCCTACTGGTCTGGTAGTCAGCCATTGCCGTCTCAAGCCCAGGCACTACGTCCTGCTCAACAAGCATCGTCTGAGCTGCCTTGCTCAGCACCTCTTCAGGGAAGAGCTTGGTATCGGCCAACACCTTGATCGTGTCAGCAGTGGTCTTGCCGATCGTTGCCTTGTCGGTTGCCTTGACCTGCCAGAGCGGCCGCCATGTGTAATAGATCTCGGCGGGCCGGTTACCCAGAGCGGACCTGATCAGGCATTCATCGAATACCTCCAGCGCCGGGCTAAGGTCTAGCTCTTGGCTGGATTGGATCCGGTCGTAATAGTTGGCAAGGTCCGACTCTCCTGTACTGTTCATGCCAGCCGGAGCCTGACTCAGATAGCGAGTGGCCGGGATGTCTGAAGCTGCGCATACCTGCTGTAGAAACCGATCAGCGACGTCTGGCAGCGTGCCGAAGTTTGCGGACTTGGTTTCGTACTCTTCCTCCTTATCCAGGAGAAGCATTCCGTTAGTGCCTTTGGCTGTGCCAGCAAGGCTCATCCGCTGCAGTACATTGTCTCTGTACTTCTGGTCGTTCACGTTAGCCATGAAGTCAGGGATACGAATCACGTCAACCTTAGCCTCAAACACCATGCTGGCAATGTTTGCCATCGTGGCATCAGCCTGTTTGATCGTCTCCGATATGGACAAGAGGACTGAATCGCCCCACCCGTATTCGCTGCCCTGCACTAGGTCTTGGTCAGGTATCGGCGCACCGACGAAGATAATCAGCCGTGAGGGGTGGATATCGAATGCCCCACCCGCCAACCGGTAAGCTTTAGGCTTTCCGAAGTATGCCGACAAGACATCACGCTCAAGCTCGGTAGGTGACAGCTGACGCTTGGTCAGTACGTTCAGGTACTTGACTCCACCCTTGCCGATTCGATTGGGATCAAGAGGCTTACTGGTATCACGCTCACCCGTACCAATGAAGATCGCAGCCCCACCAAACAGGCGGGCTTTGATCATAGCCTCTTCGACCTTGGCCTTTACCGCTAGCCTCTTCTCTTCAGCTTCGATCTGCCCGATCTGATTCTTGTCAGCCTGCCATGCTCGCCACTTGCGCACCGAGTCAGAGGCAGGGATATCGATGGTCTTTCGTGCCATCCATGTGCCGCGGTAGGCATTGATGGCTTGTTCATCAGACAGGAACGGCATGCCATAGGTGGAATGCGTAGCCTTGTCTCGCTCAGTACCTAGGTTTGCCACCAGGTTCTGCAGCTTGTCATTCAGGTAGTGGACTACGCCCATTGTTTTATCCTACGTCGTCATACGAGAACCGCCCCTTGGCAGGCCATTCGTAATCAATGCAATAACCGATAGCGGTCGTGATGTGCTGGTACTGGTTGGTTTGGTCCTCTTGGAAGGTCGAGCCCTCCTTGAGCTGAACCGTGCTGAGACCCTTATGGCACCAGGGCGCGGTCGTAGCATTCACATACAGGCTGATATCGCCGGATGCTGTCCGAATCTTTGCCCTGACTGCGTTCTGGCGATCCTTAATGGCTGGATGTGCTGGCTTGATCTTTCGCGTGTACGTCCAGCCATGCGCCTTCAACACACCCTCAATATCGGTGTAGTCAGACGCGTGGCCGTGCTTCTCTCCTGCCTTACCAGCTGGGTCGCCGTAGATCAGCACGTGCTTGTTCTTGTGGTCCTTGTATTTCTCGACGAACTCAATGTCTGACTGCTTCGAGATGGCGCTGGTGAGCACAATCTCATCCAGCAGATAGAGGTCCTTGCCGTTGTTTCGCCTTACCCCTATCGCAGATGACAGGGGCGTGAAGTTCTGGTCATGCATCCACATCAGCTGCTCGTGCGGCTCGATCGTGGCGGTCGTCGTGTTGGCCGTGCTGTAGTTCTCGTAGATCCGACCACCTGCAGTCTCAAAGGAGGCTTCAAACTCCTGCTTGAACTGCTTCTCTGACATAGCCCGTTTCATGGCATCCATGACGTCAGGCGGAAGGATTTCTGCCGACTTCCAGTGGAATACCTTGAAGTTTGGGTCTTGCCCTGTCTCCGCCTGCTGGCAGAGGTCGTAGTAGTGGTTCAGGCCATCAGGCACACCCAGCAACCAACACCATGCCCGGTAGTCAGGCCGGGTCGGGTTAACCGTATTCAGTGCAGGAAGGATGTTGGCTTCCCAGGCATCTGCCTTTACGTCAGCAAACTCATCAATACCACCACCCGTCCAAGGGATACCTTCAATCCGCTGCGGCTTATCCAAGCCGATGACGTGAATCTCACTCCCGTTAGGCGTGTAGATGATCAGGTCTGATTCAGATGGCTTGCGGCTGTTTGTGCAGGACAGCGTGAAAGCCTTTAGGTCATCCCAGAAGATCTTCTTGGCTTGTGTATGAGTAGGTGCTGCTGCGAAGTATTGCCCCGGTACCGCATTAGCCTGCTTTACCAGGAATCGCTTGAACCGTTCAGTCTTCCCACTCCGGCGACCCGCAGGAACCAAGGGGAAGCGAATCCCGCTAGGCACAGCATCGATCAATGCAAGCTGTACTGGATGATCCTTGAGCTTGTACCAACGGGACAGCTGGCGATCCAGAAGTAGGTGACCTGTATTCATCCCGGCAACCTGGTCATCAATTCAGCCAACACCTGCGCAAGGTCCACGTTGCCCTTGTCAGGTTCGTTCTTGCGGTTGACGTATGCATCGCCAACCTCTTTAGCCGCTTGCTCTATTAGCTGAGCAGCCAAAGCCATATTCCGCATGTTCTCAGCCTTCTCCATCATTCGGCCCAGGGCACGAAGTCGGAAGGCTCTGTTGGCTATAGGGATCGAGTCAGTCTCTTCACGAAAGCGCTTGCGCGTCTCTTCGAACAACTCTCTCCACTTAGGTGATAGGTCGTGGCCTGCGCTCTTTGTAGGGTCGTACCGCTCACAGAGCTGTCTTGATACCTCTACTCCAAACTCCTCCTTGACCGCCTGCGCGACTTGAGAGGGAGTATCGAAGCAAGCGAGCGCATGAACGATATACCGCTTCACCTCTTCTTTAAGGGCTGCCATAGGTTATTTCCGTCTAGGTGCGTCAAGGGCTATGCCAGCTTGAGTAGACAGGTTCCACAGGCCCTAGCAATATTGATGTGAGCTACCTCAGCCGGTTTGTTAGCGGCGTCTACTAGCTGTTGTACTTCCACGCTTGGCCCATAACGTCTTACCACGCCAACGAACTCTTCTACGTCGTGGCCGCGCATGGTCAGCCTTGGCATTCCCTCCTCCGTAAAGGCTGGAGCACCAAAGGCGTCTGTCTTCTGTGCGATGTGGTAGAGCTCGTGTTCAACCAGGGCGCAGAACTCTGTGTCTGTGCACTCTCGGCAGTAATCAGCAGCAAGGGTGATCAGGTAACTAGGCATAGTGCCGAACCACTCAACCATCTGTTGCTCTTGCCTGCCCTTCTGCCATTTGCCCGCTCTGAAGGTAAGCTCTTCGGCTTGTCCCAGAACGTAGCGGCCTTTCTTTGCAAAGCCACTCTCAGCCCATAGGAAGGCTATCGGTGCATCAAGGAGGTGTATGTGGTCAGGGTTATGCAGAGGACCGTCTTCTTGAATGATGTTAGCCATCACCCAAGCTTGCACGTCTAGGGCTGGTATAAAAGCCTTTGCATCCGCCGTGAGTTGAGGATCACCCATGTTCTCAGGTGGCATCGGCCTCTTTGTCTGCATCTGGCTTCTCGTGGAGTTCGTAACGCTTGATGATTTCGATCACGCCAGTAGCTTGCGTCTGGTCAGGCATGAACTTCACCTGTACCTCTACGGCCTGACTGGCTTCGAAGTGAACAGTAACGCCGGTTACTGGCATACCTTCCATGCCGAGGGCCTTAAGCAGTTCCGCACCTACCTGATTGC